AGGGCCACGGGGGCGGCCAGGGCGGCGCAGACCAGGAGCAGGATCACAGGCCACCGCCTTTCGTGGCGGCCCGGCGCAGCTCATAGGGCCGGTCACACCCGCCACGCGCCATCGGAGCGGGGGCGGCTTCCATCGCTCACAGCTCGCCCCCATCGCTCAAGTCGTCCGCCGTCAGCTTGCACTCGCGCGTGCGGCCGACGATGCGGAAGTAGCCCGACAGGTTGACGTGTTTGTCGGCCCATTGCCGCACCAGCGTGAGAAGTTCTTCCTTGGCTTCAGCGCCGGCGATGGAGAAGTTGCTGTCAGCGGTCTCGCCGACGACCCGGTATAGGTCGTCGTCCAGGAGATCGAGTATTTGCCCGATGAAGTTCTCGTGAACGAGCGCCGAGTTGGTCATCGGCTCGCAGTCAGCGACGTAATACGTGTCGCCGACCTTCGGTTCGTCCATGGCGTCGATGACGCTACCAATATCGGAATGGACGAAGTCCTCGTCGTTGGTGCTGTAGTAGTGGATGCTCATGCCGCACCGCCTTCACTGCCTGCCGCCTTCGGCGGGTGAATCGTCACGTTGCGCTGCATGCCGCCATCCAGCGTGATGGGGAGCGTCGCGTCCACGCCTTTACGCCTGCACAGCTCGACGGTCAGGCCGACAAGGGCACCTGTCAGAACCGACAAGACATCCCCGACTTCCTCCTCGCCTAGTGCCGCCTCTATTGCCTCGCCGAGTCTTTCCAGCGCACTCATGCCGCACCGCCTTCCTTGGCGGTGGCCTCGATGGACCTGAACAGCCGCAATGCCTTTGGCGTCAATTCCGACACGCCAAGCGGGCCTGAATCCCTGATGACGCGAAGCACGTCACCGAAGCCTTCCCGCATCACGATCTGCAGCAAGACAGCCTCCGACAGCGGCGCCCGCGCTGCGGCGGGTGGATGCAGAAGCGCGTTCGTCAGCTTGTCGATCCCATCGCAGAATGCGCGCCCATCGCCGCCAGCCGCGAGGATCTTCTCGGAGATTTCTGCCGCAGCGGCCCAGAAGCGATCCTCAGACGACATGGGTAGTGCATGGAGCTTCTGGGTCACCTCACCGTCCCCGTCCCCGTCACAGACAGGGCAGTCCTCTGCCTGCTCATAGGTGTCCGGTCCGCGACCATGCATCACCATCACGCTGCCAGAGCCAGCGCAGTATTCGCAGTCGGCTGGCTCTGCCGGAGCCCGCGCTGCACCCTGCGCCACCGGAGCGGGGGCGTTCTTCTCATTCGTGCTCATGCTTGCTCTCCTCGTGCTCGATCAGCAGGTCCAGGAAGTGGCGCGCCTTCTTCAAGTCCTCGACGCCACCCTTGCCGCGCCAGCGGCTGACGTACTTCACCACGCAGCCCTCGATGAACGGCAAGGCGTTGGCCAGGATGTACTGCACCGGCTGGATGGCCATGTCCTTGTAGTGGGCGCCGCCGACCTGGCGGTCGATGGCAGGTTTGATGGCGGGTTTGATGGCGGGTTTGATCGCGTCCATGTTTCACTCCTAGGTTGTGAGGCGCCGGCGGACGGTGTCCCCGCTGACGCCATAGAGCGCGCAAAGCTGCGCGATGGTCCACCCGTCGGCGCGCCGGCGGCGCAGGGCCGCCTGGCCTTCGGGGGTGTTCAGTACGTGGAACGGCATCTGGCCCTGGGTCAGCTGGGTGACGCAGTAGCTGTGCGCCACCGCGCCGAGCCAGGCCCTGCGGCTGCCCGGGCTGATGTTGCCGGCCACGAGCGGGCCCTTCGTGATGTGCGATGGCCGCATCGCAAGCTCGACGAAGCGGTGCTCGTCGATGGGTGTGCGCATGGCGTTCTTCATAGCACGGTGATGCAGTTGTCGTCGCCCAGCCAGTAGGGCGCGTCGTCCCCCTGGCACAGGCTCTCCAGCGCGCGCTTGACGCGCTGCTTGCGGGTGTCGCGCTTGCCGTCTTCTGGCGCCGGCAGCCGCTTGACGCTCTCAGCCAGCACGGCGGCCGGCTCGATGCCTGAGGTCTGCGCCTGGGCCATCTCCTGGATGACCTCGTTGACGATGGTCTCGGTCGGCCCCAGCACGCGCAGCGTCCGTGCCGTCGGAAGGTCAGCCTCGGTGACCACGCAGCTCGTGACCTGGTCGCCGTCGGCGTCGATGCCGATGGGCACGACCTCCAGCCCGAAGCCCCAGGCCAGCGCGTCGTCGCCGTCCTTCATCTTCGTGACCCGCAGGCTGCGGCCGCCGGCCATCTTCAGGACTTCGAGCTCGGCGTCGGCCGCCGCGCGCAGGCCGCTCCAGCCGCGGGCGCCCTTGCTGGCATCCTTGCCGGAGTGGTGCACCAGGACCACCAGCGCGCCCGTGGCGCGGTGCAGGCCGGCGCAGTGGGCCAGGGCCTTGCCCATGTCCTCGCCGGCGTTCTCGTTGGCCCCCGGCGTGGTCTGGGCCAGGGTGTCGACGATGACCACGGCGGCCGGGCCGATGGCGCGGGCCAGCGCCAGCGCGTCGTCGCGCTGCAGCAGGTTGGGCTGGTCCGGGATCACGTCCAGCGGCACGTCGGCCAGGTCGACGCCGTGCACCTGGGCGTAGGCCTGGACGCGGTTGCGGAAGCCGCCCGCGCCCTCGGCGCAGACGTAGACCACCCGGCCCTGCCGCACACGCCGGCCGCGCCAGGCCTGGCCCTGGCAGATGGCCATGGCAATGTCCAGCACCACGAAGCTCTTGCCGCTGCCCGACTCACCGAACAGCACGCACAGGCCAGCCCGCGGCAGCACGCCCTTGACGATCCACTCGGGGCTGGGCCGCTGCACGAACTGGCCGGCCGGGATGGGTGTGAAGCGCGCGGACTTGCCCGCCGGTGCGGGCGCGGCCACCGCGGCCTCGAACTCGGCCGGGCCCGCCGGCGCGTGCAGATCGATCCCGGCGCCGTGCTCGTTGGCCAGGTGCACCAGGCTGCGGGCGGTGACCGTCGGGCCGGTGCCCTTGCCGAAGCTGGCCCAGCGCGCCAGCCCGTACTCGCGGGTGGTGTACTTGGGCGAGAGCTGGCTGAAGCTGTCCCAGGTCTCGAAGCCCTCGGCCGAGCCACCCGTCTCGTGGTGGATGGCCATGCCGACCATGAGCCAGCTGTCATAGTCCAGGTCGTCGGGCAGCGCGGCCAGGCAGTTGCCGAGCTGCTGCGGCGTCAGGCCCAGCGCGTCGAGGTTCTGCTCGCCGCTCTCGGCCAGTGCCTGCAGCTCGCGCTTGAAGCGACTGCGCACGAAGCCCATGACCTCGGCGCTGATCGGCGCGACCTCGCCGGCGTTGCCCAGCATCTCGACCACCGGCAGGACGTTGCCCGTGAAGGTCACGAAGCCCTTGGTGCTGAAGGTCTCGAAGCCGAAGGCGAAGCCCTTGGACGCGTGGCTCTTGCGGTCGCCCAGCTGGCCCTGGAGGAAGACGCGCACCCCATTGCCCGAGGGGCTGAGCTCGGCGTAGGTGTCGGCCAGCAGCGGCACGATGTCCTGGTGCACCTGGCCGGCCTTGACGCAGTCGTCGAAGTCCAGGGCGGTGATGCCGAACTCAGCCAGGGTGGCGAAGCCCACGCCGTCGAAGCCGCGCCTGGCCGCAGCGGCCCGAGCGGCGTCGAAGGTAGTCAGCTGCTCCAGATCCTCGGGCGTGCCGTGCTGCCGCGCGCGGCGGCCACCGTTGGCATACCAGGGCACCTTGCGGGGCTTGCCGCCCGGGTTGTCGTTGGGCTCGTAGCGCCAGATCAGCCAGGCGCGAGGCGCACGCAGCGCCGCGGGCGCGCGGATGTGCGCGATGTGGGAGACGTCGACGGCGGCCACTGCTACCTCACGCCTCGTCGGCCACCGGGAAGTCGGCCCGGCCGACCACCTCCTGGCCCAGGCAGCGCCGCGCGAACGCGCACTCGCGGCAGGCCTTGACCAGGTCGGTGCGCCAGACCAGCGGCAGCCGGCCGCCGGAGGCCTTGTGCATCACGGCGATCTCGCGCTCGATGGCGGCCGCCAGCTCGGGGCGCGGCTCGCGCCGGTACTGGGTGTCGTCTTCGGCGGCGAGGTGGTAGAGGTAGGTGCGGGACGTGCCGGCGGCCCGGGCGAGCTTCTTCTGCTCGTCGGGGGTGGCGGCACGCATCCAGAGCTTCAGTGGTGTCATGGCGTCGGTGGGTAGATAAGCGCCATTCACTGTACGGGCGGCGTCGCGTTTTAGCAAGCTGCTAAAGTCTTCAAAAGACCAAGCGCTTGCGTCGGGCTTTAGCAGGTGCTAAAGTCAAGGCTCGCTGATCGAACTGATCAACGAGGTCCCAACCCCACCCTCTGAACTGGAGCTTCACCATGGCACACGAACTGACCACCCGCGAGTCCGGCCTCGTCGAATTCGCCTATCACCCCGTCCATGGCAAGGCCTGGCACGGCCTGGGCCAGGAGATCCCCGCCGACCAGGTGCACGACGTCGACGCCTGGCGCGCCGCCGCCGGCATGGAGTGGAAGGTCTCCCGCAGCCGCGTCCGCTTCGGCGAGGGCGCGGCCCAGCGCACCTGGGACGACCAGCACGTCCTGTTCCGCAGCGACACGAAGGCGCCCCTGGGCATCGTGTCCGACGGCTACAAGATCGTCCAGCCCAAGCAGATCGTCGAGTTCTTCCGCGACCTGGTCGAGGCCGGCGGCATGGAGCTCAGCGCCATGGGCACGCTGCAGGGCGGCCGCCGCTTCTGGGCCACGGCCCAGATCGGGGAAGCGGCGCCGGTCAGCGTGCGTGACAAGATCGGCGGCTACCTGCTGCTGAGCACCAGCGCCGACGGCTCGCTGGCCACCGAGGCCCGCCTGACCACCGTGCGCGTGGTCTGCGCCAACACGCTGGCCATGGCCCGCCAGGGCGGCCGCGCCGCGATCCGGCTGTCGCACCGCTCGACGTTCGACGCCGACCGCGTGAAGGCTGACATGAAGCTCAACGACACCGCCTGGCTGCAGTTCCGCCAGGACGTGCGCCGCCTGGCCGAGCGCCCCGTGCAGCTCGACGAGGCGCAGGAGCTGGTCGCCCGCATCCTGGCCGGCTCGAAGGAGAAGGCCGCGATGGACAAGGTGCGCGACAGCTCGCGCGGCTACGCCAAGATCCTGGACCTGTTCCAGGGGCAGGGCAAAGGCGCGACGCTGGACGGCGTCTACGGCACCCGCTGGGGCCTGCTCAACGCGGTGACCGAGTACACCGACCACCACGTCGCGGCGCGCACCGGCGAGAACCGCTTCATCAGCGCCCAGTGGGGCCCGAACGCCGACCTGAAGTCCGACGCCTTCGCCCTCCTGCTGGCCGCCTGACGTGTCCCGCCCCGAGCTCCAAGCTCACGCAGCCCTGGCGCGCGGCAAGATCGCCGCGCTCTGGGCCTCCCGCCGGCGCGAGCCCCAGGCCCGCGCGCTCATCCACTACTGGGTGCGCGTCATCCGGCTCGCCGAACCGAGGAAGTAACCATGACCATCACCACGACCCTCAACCGCATCCGTGCGCACAGCCCGTGCGCCGAAGGCTGGCGCAAGCTGCTTGCGCACTTGGGCAAGACGCAGGCCGACGATGAGCCGCTGGCGTTCGCCACCATCCTCGAATCAAACGGGCTGGATGACGCCTTGTGGTGCTGCCGCGCTGAGCCGCAGCACTCGCAGCAATGGCGGCTGTTCGCTGTGTCGTGCGCTCGCAGCGTGCAGCACCTGCTGACAGACCCGCGCAGCATCGCAGCCATCGATGTTGCTGAGCGGCATGCGAACGGCAAGGCAAGTGATGCCGAACTGGTCACCGCCAGGGACGCCGCCAGGGACGCCGCCGACGCCTCCTGGTACGCCGCCTGGTACGCCGCCAGGGCCGCCGCCAGGGCCGCCGCCAGGGCCGCCGCCTGGTACGCCGCCAGGGACGCCGCCAGGGCCGCCGCCGACGCCTCCTGGTACGCCGCCGACGCCACCGAGCGCGAAGCCCAAGCCGCAGAGTTTCTGCGCATCGTCTCTTGACGCCAGATTTCAGCACGCGCTAAAGTCTCAACCCCCAACCACCCACTGCCATGCACGATCTCGCCACCATCAACCGGCTCAACGCCGAGCGCTTCGAGGCCGCCATCAGCCTCTACCAGAACCAGGGCCGCGCCGTCCTGGCCCACTACGACGGCCTGACCCTGGTCAGCCTGGAGACGTTCTCCGACGCCGACGAGGCGCTGCGGGCGCACCAGGCCGCCA